TCTATAAGTGTGCTTACTGCTGCCATATATCCCTATGTTACTAGAGGGAGAAGTATTTATCTCCCTCTAATAAATATACTATCTAATTCCTAATTAGGAAGTAGATGTGCTGTGAATATTTCCGTGGAACTGTTCTGGTCCATAGTTTAATCCCACTTCTCCGTAGAGTTGGAAATTAAACGCAGCACCAGTTTGTGCCAATGGTTCAACAAAGAAATGTCCTTTACCTGGAATATCTAAGAATACAGGTGCGACATATGCCATATCCACAATTAATATTTGTGAAGCAGGGATTTGTCTTGCGTATTGTATTCCGATTTCTCCGAAGTCGGTTTCTATTGTTGTAATATTTACACCACCAACGTTTCTATCTCTTGGGGCTAGTGCCAATGCAGATGAGAACAATGATGATAGTTTTTGCTTGTTAAAAGCATTAGCAAAGATAACTGGTTGCTCAAATGGAGCTCCGTTATCTGCCATACTTTTTAGACAGGCATCAACATCAGCTTGTGTTAAAGCATCTCCTCCAGCATTTATCTTGTTAGTTGTAAGTGCTGCTCCAAGACCTCTGGTCTTTCTAGCAGTAGATACATCTGTATCAGCTTGATAAGTGCCTTGGAAGAATGAGAACTCAATATCTCTAGCAGCTCTTTTCATAGCTAGGTCTAGTTGGAAAGCCAATTCATCTTGAACTGGTTGATTTCCTAATATTGATTCTCCACTTATGTTGCCAGTAGCAGCTTGTTTTGTGTAGGAAACTTGTACACCATATTGCATAATTTGTGTAACGTTTACTACCTGACTTCTGGTTCTTGCAGCATAAGATGGGTCTGCTCCCTCAACAGCAACTGTTTGAGCTGCTGCTGCATTGTCCACTGTTTGCCAAGTAAATTGTTTGGATTTGACTGAAACTCCTCCAGTCATTCCACCCATCATAGAAAGAAGTGGTGTATCACTTGGGGTGATATTGAACAATTCACCTACGAAATTAGGTAAATCATATGTATCGCCCATTCCTGATATTGCACCCATTTTTTATCTCCTTTTATTTTTTGTCTAACAGTGCTCGTAATTTGTCGGCTTTGAGATTTGAACTTGTTTGCCAATCACCATCAGCTTGTGCTTGTGCTATTTGGTCATCTATGCCTACAGGTTCTACAGGAACAGATGCTTCAATTACAGTGTCTAAACTCTCTTGGCTTGTTACCACTCTTGACTTCTGTGCTTGTTCTTGTGTAACTTCGGTAGGAGTTTCAGAGCTCCATCCATAGTTTTCTTCAGCAAACTTTTTCACAGCATCAACTTCTAACTCACCTTTATACAAGTCTTTCAACGCTTTGCCCTGTCCAGAAGCTGGGTCAAAACCTGCGTCTTGGATTACAGAATCCATTTTTACAGATTTATATTCCTTCTCTACACCTTCAAGCTCTTTGATACGCTCACGCATCTGCTTGATGGCAGTGTTGTCCTCTTGTGTTTCTTCAACTGTATTTTCTACTTCGTTTTCCATTTTATCTCTTTTCCTTCTCACAGTTTCTACTAACTACATTACCCTGTGGAAATAATGCGATAGGCGACAAATTAAAATAAAGAATAACTAGAATTGTCAGCCACTTCTGGGCTATTCAGATACAGGCGAATTGTTTACACAGTTTACACGCCAGATATAAACTGGAGGTGCAGCATCTATTTGAAGCCGAGGCTACCAGGCTATATTTTTATTATACCACTAGATATAGTATGTCAAGTTTATTGTTGTGTAAGACCTGTTACTCTACCACCACGTCTTGCAGGTCCAGTCATTGGTGTAAACAATGATTCTTCTTCTGCTTCTAATCTTTTTATTCTTTCTCTTTCTTGTGCAGACATAAAGACTTGAGCTTGTACAAATTCTTCTATATCATATCCTGGTCTTTCAACTAATCCTTCAGGTGTCATATCTGTTGTACCTACTTCAGGTTCTTCAGTTCCTTCAAATCTTCTTGTCAAGGTAGCTAGTCTAGGAACTTCTGTTTCTGCAGCAGCAAATAATTGTCTAGCTTGTGCTTGTGATAAACCTGCTCTTTCTAATGCTTGTGCTTCATCTCTGCTTAATTGAAAACCTCTAGCTTGTGCTTCCCCACCTATTTGTGCTTGTGTAATTCTGCCTTCTAAAATTGCTTGTCCTACATCTGGGTCAATTATTGACGCAAATATTTGATTATCATTTAAATCTAATCCGAAGTTTTGTGAGTAATACTCTTTTACAGCAGGTACGTTTTCCACAATTCCTGACCTTGCAGATTCTATTCTAGCTCTAAACTCATTAGGAGATACTCCTGCTTCTATGAGTTTTGTAAATGTATTACTAAAATATTCAGTATTTAATCCATAATCTTCAAGTGTTAATCCATAAGATTCTTTTACTGCAGAATAATCTTGTTCGCTAAGTCTTACTGTTCCGTCATCTCTAATATTTCCTGGATATACGGCATTGTATTCAGGACTTTTTCTAACTTCTGCAATAGCAATATCTCTGTTTTGTGTTTCTGCAAAAGAATCTGCATATATTCTAATTAATGATTCTGGTAACCAAGGAAGTAATGCTCTTGCTTGTCTTAAAAACTCATCCATTATTATATTATCCTTCTTACTCCACCACCACCAAAACTACCAACTAAACTTGATATAACTTCATTTTTAATTTTATCTGAACCACCATCTTTAAGACCTTCATCATATAATAATTTAGTTGCTTTAGCTACATCATTTAATTTTAATACTTCTTGAAATAGTGAAGTTGTTTCTTCTACTGTGCCACCCCATAAATTAGTAGTAAAACCTCTCCAAGGTGCAGCTTTTTGTTCATATGTAATATCATTATCTTCATTAAATAGATTATTTTTAATTTTTAACAAATCTTCTTTTACTGTTAACAATCCATCAGGGTCATTACGTAACATACCTGCATATTTTTTTAATGTTGCATCAGCTAAATTACCACCAAACACAGGTCCTAAATATTCTTTTACCAATCTATCTATTTCTGATTCACCTGCTCTTGTTGTGTCATAATCTATATTTCCAGAATTTATAAACTCATCTAAATCAGCATTTAAATCTGCTTCTAAAGTTGGGTCAGATAATATTTTTATTTGGTCTGTTGTAAATTCAGGTGTCCAATCACCTGTAGTAAATTTTTCTCCAACCCAAGCTACTAATTCTTTTGGAGGGTTTGATATTCCAGATTGCTCCATTAAATTTTTTATAAATAATTTATCATTATCTATTTTAGAAATAGCATCTGCAGGTAAATTACTAGAAAAGTTAAATGAATCTGATTGTGCTAATAATAACCAATCTCTTTGTGCTTGTGTATGTGACCTCCACCAGTCTGTTGATTGCCACTCTGCATCTGTAACCGTTCTTCCTTCTAATGTTGCTTCAGCTAGTAGCTCAACCATTTCTTCATCTTTTAACCAAGGTCTTATTTTTGCTTCTTTTTCTATTGTGTCTATAAATGACAACCAAGGTGTTTGAGTAGGGTCGTATATAGTAGGGTCAGCTAATTCTAAAGAGTTACCAAATCTAATTGATTTATCCCATTGAGCAGATGTAGGTGTTTTAATTAATTGTTCTATTTCTGGAAAATCGTCAACAAATATTCTTTTTAAATCTTCTATGCTTGTATCGTAATAAATAGGTACACCAGAATTTGGTATAAAATATACTATGTAATAATTTCCATCAACATTCCAAAATTCTGCACCTCTTGGTATTTTTCCTAACGGTGCTTCATCAGAATCTACAGATGAAACAACATCACCATTTTCTGTTTTAACAATAACATTTCCATCAGAACCAACGTTGCTATAATCTTTTGTATCATAATCTGTATTACCAATACCTACAACACTTTCTCTTTGGTCCATAGGTGTTGAAGCATCTTCACCACCATAATCTCCTGGATAATCTGGAGTTAAAGGTTCTGATTGTGTAGCTCCTTGATAACCCTCTCTACCAATTATTTCACCTGCTAACAATCTTTCGTATTCAGATTTTGTATATCCTTTTGCTTCATCTGCTTCTGTTAATTCTGTATTAGCTGTGGTTCTTGCTCTATTAGGTCCATAAACTACTACTTGTGCCATTATTTACTCCCTATTGATTCTGATATATTTTTATAAAGATTTGTATAAATTCTATTTACTTCTGAAACTTGTGTTTGTGGTTTATACACAGGTGCATCAGAAGTTTCTACATTTATATTTAAAGGCATTTCAGGTGTTTTTATATTTTTAAATTCCTCTTGTTGTTGATAATTATGTATTTGTAAATAAGCGTCCATATAGGCACCAATACCATCTATCACATCTTCATTACTTCTACCCTCTATTTTTTGACCTTTTAAAAATGGGTCAACATATGATGTGTAAGCAACCCATTTAGTCATTGGGTCAACAACACTATTTTCTTGAAAATCTTTTACAATATGTGCAGCAAAAATTGTATTGTATTTATCATTTTTTAAAAATTCTTCAAATTCTTTTTGTGTATATGTTTTATTCATTTTTTTAAAAAACCTTTTAAGTGTAGGGTCTGGTTTATCTCCGTCATAAAAACTTGCTGCGTTTATTTGAAATACACCAAAATCTTTTGTTTGATTTGTGTTTGTATTTTCTGCTTCTATTTCTAAACCTGATTCAAAAAATGCAGTCATAACTAAAGCAGGTATTAAATCATCATCTACTCCTGATTGTCTAAGAGTATCTACAATAAAATCTACATCAGTTTTTGCCATATTTACCCTCCAAGTCCTTTTAATCTCATAACTGAATTTGATATATTTGCAACATTTGTTTTTAGTTTAGCAACATCATCTTGTCTTTCTAAATAACCTGCAAAATCAGTTTTAACTTTTTCTATTAATCTAGCTTGTGCATCAAACTGTCCTGGTATAGGCTCTACAGTTTCTTTTACTTTTGTTATAGTTTTTGGTTTTTCAGTGTCAGGGTCTATTCCTGCTTTTGTTGTAACAGTTTTTGTTACTTCTGGTCCAAGTACTTCCATTCTTCTAATTGTTTCATCTGTAGCAAATTCTTCTTTTTCTAAATTTTCAAGCAATAATGAATATTTATTTCTTCTTTTATCTGTTGGTTCTATACCTAAAGATTTAAATATTGCATCTACTGTTTGTAATCTTGTTGCTCTATCACTAGCTCTGTATGTTCTAGGAACAAAAATTTCTTGTCCTGGATTTAATAATTCTAAATCTATTGCGTAATCATATCCAACACCCGCTTCAAAATTAGATGCAGTCATAGCTTTTATAAGTGCGTTTCTAGTTTCTCTACCTGGTCTTCCATATTCTTGACCATAACTTTCTGTTGTAAACCATTGTGTTCTAACTAATCTATCTTGTAAATTTTTTATTTCAGTTTCAGTTAAACTATCTAAAATTACATCTTCACTGCCTGGATAATACCAATTACCATTTTCATTAATTCCATTCAAATACACACTAGCGTCTATAAAACCACCACGTCCATCTGGCACAAGTGCAGGATAACCATAAGGTGAAGGAGTAGCAGTTGTTGTTGGTCCAGAAAATTCAATATCTTGTCCTTTTTTGCCATCACCCTCAATAGCTCCTAAGACATCTACAGGTTTTGTAGTAGTCCAACCTAAATTTTCGTATTGAGTTAATTGATTTTTTTCTATTTGAATAGATAAAATTTGTCCATTTTCATCAACTTTATATACTGTAATCATAAATTCCTCATTATGGGGTATACTGATATTCTACAATGTATAAGAACTTTGTTCTATATATTCCTGCAAACTCGGGATATTCTTCTACTACTTGTTTTCCCCAATCAAATAAATAATCTCTCATAGCTTGTGTACTTCTTTCTCTTCCTAAATAATTTATTGCTGCTGATTCTTCGTAAAGAACAGTTCTTCCATCTTGTGTAACTTTTTTTAATCCATCTTTATTTTGTACTTTTTCTACAAAATATAAAAAACCTACATTGTCTTTATCACCATATAAAAATTTTTGTAACCCTTTACCAGCTACAGTTGTAAGTATTAAATTATCATTTGCTGCTTTTTTTAATTCTTCAAACACAACATATCTACTTACAGGTTCTTTTTTAGGTAAATCTCTTGCTGATGTTCCTAAAGGAAATACTTCAAGTAAGTCAGTTTTTATAGCAGACAATTCTGCCTGTGCATCTTTTTCTGATATTCTACCCTCTGCTCTAGCTTCTCTTATTGGTTTAGCTTGATAATTAAATATAATTCTAAATGAAGTTTCTTGTGCTCTTTCTAACAATTCATCTAAAGAATAAGATTGTCTTTGACCTTCATCTACTTGATTGTAAAAAGAATTTATATCTAACAAATCATATTCATAAACATTAGGTGCAAACAATGTAAAAGTATTTTCAAATTCTTTAGCTTTTTCTGGATGTGCATTAAACCATTCCACTTCCTCTTCTGTAGCAGGTAAAGTCTTACCTCTAGTAGTTGTTTGTCCTTGTACTAAATAAGCTGCTGTATATATTGAATCCCAATCTTCAGGTGTTTCACCTATTAAAGAAGCTATAGTTTGATATGCTAAATATTCTTCTCCTGGTTCTACTTGATTTAATAATTGTCTAAATATTGCTGTAATAACAGTTGCTGTAAAGTAATCGTCATCATACTTACCTAACTCATAATCAGCAGGTAGTAAAGATTCTATAACTTCAGATAAATTTTGTTTATCTAAAAAATCTGCTTGAGCTGCTAATCTGCCATTTAATTTTAATTTGTAAGCTGCTTCTGCTCTTGGTGATGAAGGAGCTATACCTTTAGCAGTGCTTTCAAAAACATTTAGTCTTTGAGCTAAATCAATAGTGTCTTTTTCAAAAAGTTCTCTACCTTCATCTGTTCTTGGGTCATATGGTAAATACCCTTCTAACCAAGCCTTAGTTAATATTTTAGAAGCACTTGCTACATCATTTGCCCATTGTTGTTCATCCAAAGCACCTTTTGTTCCAGTGTTATATGCTTGTTGCATATAAACAGGCAATTGTCCTACAGTTGCTCCAGGTATTCCAGGGTCGCCCAAACCATAAGGAAATGCTATATCTTCTATTTTTTGTGTCCAAGTTGATTCAGGTAAAAATCTTTTTAAAAATTTGTAAGAATATTTAGCAACAGGACCTAAACCTGGTATTGGACTTTGTGTAAATAAGTTAGCACCTTGTACAGGCGAAGCTAAACGTATCTGTACATCATCTTCAAATCCTGCTAAATCTCTATCTTCTATTCCATAAACATATTCAGTTAAATCTGTTGGTGCTGTTACATAATATTTTTCACCTGATGTTGGGTCTGTATAAAAAAAGCCAGAAGATGTACCTCTTTCAGAAGCTAATTGAATCTTTCTTATTCCTGCAGGATTTTGTACAAATAGTCTTGGATAGTTGATGGCTATTTCTTTCCAAGGTTCTAAGAAAGGAAATACTAATTTAAGTGCTTCTGCAACATATCCTTTTTGATTTAAATTATATAACAATCTATTGTGCATTTCTAAAGAAAACCCTTTAGCTGCATCATTCATTTCATCAACAGACAAACGTAAATTTTCAGGTATATTATTTGTAGCATTTTCTATAGAACCATATTTTTTAACTGCTGATGCTTTACCAGCTAAATATAATTGTTCTACTTCTTTTGGTAATTTTGATTTAGATATTAAATCATCAAAATATTTTAAAGCACCTGCTTCTGCAAAAGGTAATTGAGTTGCTATGCTTTGCCAATAATATTGTGTAAATGTAGGTATTCTTTGAAGTTCTGCATCAGGAATTTCTCCCATCCAATACCACATATATTCAGAACCTCTTGTAAGCAAATTTTTAATATCAGCACCTACACCACTATCTACAATCCAATCAGGTATTGGAAGAATATCAGGACCTGCAGCATCATATTTATCACCTAAAAACTCTCTAATTAATTTTTGATTTGCAGGTGTCCATCTTGCAAAATCATCCATAACAATTTCTTTACCTTTGTAAGTAAGTTTTCTGTTAACAATTAAATTTAAAATATCCTCATCACCTTTTGTTAAATCCATAATCCACTCAACATAGTCATCTACATATTGGTCTGAATCGTTTAATTTTATATAAGGATTTATAGGCTTACCATCAAAATTTATTCTCGTATCGTTTAATTCATCTCTAATACTTCTTAATGGTCCATTCCAAAAACTAGCTTTTGTTTTAGAAAAGTCTGTTCCATCTAATATTTCTTTAGCAACAGATTTTGCTAAATCACTTTCTATAGGCCATTTTAAATTTAGTTGCCATCCAGCTACATAGTTTGTTTTATCTACTGTTCCTTTAGGTGTTTTTCTCCACGTATTTTGTACAAATTCTTTTTGTGCAATCTTACCAAAAACGTTTGTAGGTCTATCAGCTACAATGCTTTGCACTACAGAATCATATGCTCTTTTACTTGGTGCAATACCTTTTCTAAAATCGTTACCTAAAATATCGTTATAATAATTTGCCCAAGACCAAGTTGTCATAGGATTTTCTATCCAGTTATCTAAACCATCAAGACCCATTCTAAATTGTCCTTCTCCAAATAATCTTAAAGGCCAAGCAATTCTTGTTATTAATTGTGCTCCTGTCCATAATTTTTGTAAAGGCCACAACAAATCTGGAATAGACCTTATAGTTAGTGGAGCAAATTGTAACAACATATCTCCTTTTCCTACAACATCTTTTAATAATTGTTCTACAGGAAGTTTTGCTTTAGTTGCATCAGGTAAGTTATTTATAAATCTTTGTGCAAGATTTACTAATTTTGTATCACCTAAATCTATATTTACGTATTTTTCTACAGTTCCTAAAGCTCTTCTTATTTCTATTGGTTTACCCAAACTCCAAACTTCATTGAAATGTTGACCTATATCAAAAGGTGTTGCTAAAGGTATTGGCGAACCATCAGGTCCAGGTATTGTTCTTTGACCATTAAATATTTTTTCTATTGGACTATATTGACCACCTTCTTGTTTTGCTAACTTTGCAAAATAAGATTTTACATCAAAATCCCCACGTATTTTACCTTGTAACTCATCAAAATAATCATCAATATAAGTTATCGTTTTACTGGAAAATCCATCAGCTTTTAATAATATTTTTGATTGTTCTCTTAATTTTTCAAACATAACTTTATTCATACCTGCTCTATTTCCTCTAATAGCGTTTTCTGCAAACTCAATAGATAATTGATTTGCAATATTCATAGGTATTTTAAATTCAACTAACCACTGATTAAATACTTTTACTGAATCTTGTGCATCTCTGTATAAAGCACCTGAATCAGGTGTCCATTCACCAAATTTAGAATAAGGTGCTTTATCACCTTTACTACCTTTTTTAATTGCATCAATCATATTTTTGTTATAACCAATGCTATTTTTAGTTCTTATTAAAGGAGGTATTCCTATGCCTTGATTTTTAGAAACAAACAATGTTAATGATTCCTTAACTTTTTCAGGTGTTTTAGCCTTTACCAAATCTAAAGCTAATTCAGGGTCTTTGACGGCATCAAATATTCTTTTAAAATCATTTGATTCTACATAAGCATTTACAAAAGGTTCTGATTTAGGACTATCTAAATAATTTTTTATAATTGCAGGTATTTTTTCTACATCACCTTTTCTGTATGCCTGTTGTATTTTACCTTGTGTGCTTTTAGCAAATTTTAGACCTTTACTTATTTTTCCTACAACAAGGTAAGGGTCAGTATAAATTACTTTATAAAAATCAAACGCACCAGAAACACCGCCATACAATTTACTATCAGGGTCTATTCCAATAACATCTTCTAAATATCTTCCTGCAGTAATGTTTCTACCACGATATTTTGGTGCTTCTTTTAATGCTTCTGATTCTGCAAATATATTACCTTGAGGAAAATATCCTTCACCAAAACTTTTCCAAACAGCTCCAGGGTCTTGACCCTCTTTAATTTTTTGCATTGCTAAACCTGCAGTTGAAGGTCCTGCATTTTTGTAATTTCTTGAAAATGTTTCTCCTATAGTTTTTCTAATTCCAGGAGGAACGCCTTTACCTAATAAACTAGATAGTGTAATGCCAAAACCAGCAAGTCTTCCAACACGTTCAATTTCATCTATAGCATCTCTTTCTTTTGCAACATCATATAAAGTAACATCAGGGTCACCAGATAATCCTTTTGCTTCTAATTTTCTTAACTCTTGTTTTCTTGCATTTGCTAATTCTTGAAAAGGTGTTTCTACTACTTCTTCTGCTGTTTTAACAAAACTTCTCACAGGTTTTCCTACAGTAGAATTTGCTAAACCACCTCCTATTAAAGATAAAACACGAAAAATTCCTTTAAAAGTTCCATATACAGGTTCTTCTTTGTACGCAGATTTATTCCAAAACTCCATACCTAAAGGAGCTTTAAAAACATCTCCTATTGCATTAAAAACTTTTCCAAATGTAGAATTAAACATAGCACTATTGACTACATCATTTCCTGTTGTATTTGGAAAAGATGGTTGTAATTTAGGTACAGCTTTGTACTGTAGTTTTAAAAGTTCTTCAAATTGTTTGTTATCAAGACCTTTTAAAACTGCAGATGATATTAAACCTTTTTGTGCTGTAGGATATAATTTTGATAATTCTGTTACTCTGTTTAATTGTTCTTGAGTAACTTGATTTTTTTTCTTATTATATTCTAATTCAAGCAACCTATTTTTTTCAGTTATTTGTGTATATTCTTCACCAAAAGTGTATGGTCCAACAGGTTCTTTTCGCATACTACAAATTATATGCTTGTCTTAAAGCATCCACATCCGTATTATCTGCTAAATCAGCTAACACCATAAAATTTATATCTCCCATTTCTTGTGCATTTAAAGTAACTGCATTTGCACCAGCAATTAAAGATTCTGAATTTCTTTCTGTATTTCTTGTTATATCTAAAAATTTATTTGCAGTTTGTAAAGGTGTTGAAACAGCCTCTCCACCCATATTAATAGCTCTTGATTCTTCTTGCTCTACTGTCTGCATACCTCTTGTATTATCAATATTATTTCTTGCAGGAGGTTGTACATTTGTATTCCTGCCATTTATTTCTGGTATTGCTGCGTTTATAGGTCCTGTAGTGCCATATGGTAAACCTGTATATTCTGGAGCTTTTTTACTTTTCGGTCTGACCATCTTCATCCTCATCATAAAACATAAATGTTGAACTTATAATCATATAGCCAAAAGGAAAAGCTACAGGAGGCATTTGGTCTGTAAATATTCTTGCTTGTGGTATTCCCTCTTCTAGTAATATATTGTCACATAGTATATCTACATCTTCTAGTGAGTTAAATACTATATCAGCAAATTGTTTATTTATTGACATTATCCTCCTAGTCCTTGTAGTAATTGTGCTATGCCTGGTGGAGCACCCTGTGGTGGTAGGGAAGCTCCTCCAAGCAATTCTTGTTCAGCCACTGGTATTTCAGGTTCCTCTGCAGTAAAGAACTTATCCAAGATATTTTGCATATCATCTGGATTTTTTCTTATCTGCACAACAGCCATTGTTGCTTTAGGGTCACCTTGTTGTGCTTGAGCCAATAGTGTATCAAATAATACACTGTCTGCTTTTTCTTTTGTAATTCTATCGTTTACTCGTACTAAATTATCTAGTCCATCTAAGTTTTCTTGTAGAGTTTGTTTATCAATAATACCTGCTTGTAATAGCTGTAAACCTGTAACAATTTTTTGTGGTTCATCATACCCAGCCATAGCTCCATAAACTCTTCTAGTTTTGTAAGAGCCCATAATGTCACTAGTAGGATTATATTTTTCTGAATAAAATTGATTATTATAATATCCCGATAAATCTTTTGATTGACCACCATACATTTTTTCATCCCACTCAAGTCTTTTTGCATCTATCATTTCTATAGCATCAGACATTACTGTATGATATTCTCTAATCATCAATGACATAGAAGCACCTAGTTCTTCTAATCCTCTACCTGTTGCAAAGCTAAGTGGACTTTGTGAATCATCAGTTACAGGATAAGAACCACCTACACGTAGTTGTCTTTCTATTCTGTCTATTTGTTGAAATATTTGATAAGGTACGTTTGATGCTGGTTTAGATACTTGTGTACCAGGAGCAAGATAGTTTACAGCAAATCTACCTTTTCTATATTG